CTACCAGTTCCGAATCAGCAGTTCACCCTTTTCCGACCGTGTGGAAGCTGGCAGTCCCACGGTGTAGCGGATGGTCAGGCGCTGCTGGTGCAGGCCTTTGAAGGTCTCCCGCATCTCCGGCACGTCGTTCACGCTGACGATCGCTTTGCCCGTCATGGTGCGCATTAGATCGGCCAGTGCGTGGTACTCCTTCATGCCGAAGTCCACGCCATAGCCCTCTGTGGCCCAGTACGGTGGGTCGCAATAGAACAAGGTGTGTGGGCGGTCGTAACGCCGGATGCAGGCCTGCCAATCCATGTGCTCAACCACCACCTGGCTCAGGCGCAGATGGGCGGCGCTGAGGTTCTCTTCCAGGCGCAGCAGGTTGATGGCCTGTGTCGTGGTGGTGGCGACGCCGAACGTGCGGCCCTCCACCTTGGCACCGAAGCACAGCATCTGCAGGTACAGGAAGCGGGCCGCACGCTGGATGTCGGTGAGGGTTTCCGGGGGCGTGGACTGCACCCAGATGAACACCTGGCGACTGGTCAGCGCCCATTTGAACTGGCGAACCAGCTCTTCCAAATGGTGCTGGACCACCCTGTAGAGATTGACCAGGTCCGAGTTGATGTCGTTGATCACCTCCACCTTGCTGGGTGCCTTGGCGAACAGCATGGCTGCTGCACCAGCAAAGGGTTCGACGTAGCAGGTGTGCGGTTCGAACCAGGGGAGGATGTGCTTGGCCAGGCGGCGTTTACCGCCGATCCAGGGAACGAGGGGTTTGGACATGGGGTGAAGAGAGTCCGTCATGTGTGGTGTTCATGGGGGACGCTCGACGGCGCGCTGGTGTGGCGCTCGGGGCGCTCAATTGGTTGATGTGCCCACAGCGTGGGCACTTGATGGCCAGGCGGGTGTATTCACCTTCGCCCAGTTTGCGGTGGCAGTTGCCACATCTGATTTCATCCATTGCAAGCCTTTTGCATTTTTTTGGTAGGCTTGGCCCGCTCTCGCGAGAGTGGGCGGGCCTTGCCGGACTTGCAGGCGTGATCTGCGGTTGGGGGCTGCTGCGGGTGTTAGCGCACCTTCAGCAGTCGCCCGTTCTTTTTTCTGCTCAGCCCTCCTGACCAGTCGCTGGAGAAGCGGCCTGGCTCTTGGCCAGCGCAGCCAGCGCCCCCGGCGAATACCGCCAGGCATCGCCCAGCCCAATGGCCGCAGCACAGGCCTCGGAGCAAAACCAGCGGCTGCGGTCATCCCGCATGAATGGAAGCACGAATCCGAACAGGCCCAGCACGTCGTAACGCTGGCCAGCGTGCACATCGAACCACTTGCTGGCCCGCACCGCATCGAATCCAGGCAGGTCAACGATGTCCCACTTGGTGGGGTCAAGCACCATGTTCTTGATGCGCACACCACCGTCGAGGTAGCTGCTGGAGCCGCACACGCTCTCGCCGTTGCGGTCAGTGCTGAACACCAGCTCGCAATGGCTGTAGGTGGATCGGGTCCACCACTGCACGGCCCGGTCGAACAACCGGGTGCGGCCTTTGTAGAGGGCGAGTTGCATCGGCTGACTCCCTGTCACCACGCGATGGCGGCAATTTCATCCGCCGTGGCGGCCACATCTAGCGCGGCCTTGAGTTGCTGCGCCTTGGCAAAGTTGGCCGCACCTGCAGCGAACATGGATGCGTAGAACGCCTTCCAGTCGGCCACCGTTGCAATCGGGGTGTATGTGTTGTCCACGGCCTTCCAGCCGCCTGGCCAACCTGGTGGCATTGCACCGTACAGGGTCACAAAGCCGTTCGTGCCATCGATGTCACTGCGGCTGAGCTGATCACATGCGATCACCTTGCCTGCATGCATGAACGTCGAGAAGTTGGCTGCCAGCCTGTTTGCGTTGATCTCCGCTCTTTTTTCGGCCTTCAGGTCATCCAAAGGTGGGCCAGGTGGCACGGGCAGCGGGCCGTCCCACTCGGTCACCTCACCCATGCCAACCACTGTGACGGGCAGGTCCGCCCCATCGCAGCGGTAGCGGTCGGTTTGTATTTCGATGTGTTCATAGGGCCCGAAAACGTCCTTGGTGGTGGTCAGCTTTTTCATGTCATTTCAGCCCGTGCGAGGCGATAAATCGTGCCGTTGGTGTAGTTCTGGGGTACCAGCCCCCATGACACCGCATCGCTGGTGTGCGTGAACCAAGCCCCAAAGGACGCGCCGATGCCCACCGTGGATGCATAGCTGGTTACGGTGGTGTCCGTGTACTCATAAAACACACTTGCCGCTGCTGCGTTGCTGATACCGATGCTGCGGCTGCCGACAGACAGCTCCGCACCCCTGGCACCCTTTGTCGAGGCGATGCCACCGTAGGTGTAATTGCCGTTGGATGCAATCGGCGCAAAGCCGATGGGGGTGACCAGTGGGTCATTGCCGTTGCTCGTGAAGCGGTAAACGCCCGCAGAAGAGTGCAGAATCGTTGATGTCGAGGTGTGGACCGGGACTGTGCCAGGCGTGGCGAATGCATTGCTGGAAAACAGAGTCCCGGCGACTGCGGTACCGGCGTTGTCCGTCAGCACGTTGAAGCCGATTGCAGCAGCCATCAGCAGCAGCGCCCTGCCCCCCGCAACCGGCCACAGGTCGAGCGGGTAGCTTGTGCCAGCACCCATCGACCCAGCCACGCTGATGGTGGCCACCGCGCCGGTGACGTTGACCACGCCGCCATATGCCGTGCCATTGACCCACGACGCAGCCCAGCGGCCCGTTGTGAGTGCACATGAGCGCAAATAACTGGTGTTGTTGCAGGCAGTGGATGCGCCGGTGCCCAGCGTGAGCGTGGAGCCACTGACGGTGTAGGGCTGCGCGTAAAACAGCGTGCCCGACACCGACAGCGCAAGCGCCACGGTCGAGCTGGCAGCATAGACCTGTATTTCGCTGCCCGTACCGCTGAGCGCCGTTTCGGCCCCGATGGTGACGGTGGACCCGCTGACAGACAGCGCCCGGATGGCATTGACCGTGTACCCACCCCGGATGTACGGCAGCACGATGCTGGTGCCCACCAGCACGGCGGGGCGCATTTCGTCAAACGCGCTTGCGAGTGTGGCCGTGGCTGCCGTGCCCACCGTGATGGTGGTGCCGCTGATGCTGACCGACACCGCTTCCAGCGCCGTAGAGCCACTGGGCACGCTCATCACAATGGCTTGCGCGCCGCTGATTGCCACAGCTGACAGGTAGTAATACGCATTGAGTGACGCTGACCTGATCAGTGCGGGCGCGCCAAACACCTTATTGGTCTTATCCCATACGACAGCATGCGCGGCCGATGACCCGGACACAATGACCAGCTCGTACTGTGTGCCCAGCGCCACCACCGCATTCACCCCGCCGCCACCTGGCGTGGTGGCGAATGTGACGTTGGCCGCGTTGACGGTGATGGGAAGTGTGTTGACGCTGACCGTGGTGCTGGCCCAGTCCGCACCCTCCACCGGCGTGACTGCAGTGGATGTGCGGTTGGCCAGCCAGTATCCGCCGTTGTACTTGACGCTTTGCCCAACGGTGTAAGTGGCGCCTGATGACCAGAGGCCTTTGTACTGGTCGGTGTTTTTGACTGCCGCACTGGCTGCGGCCAGCGCCTGGTTGGCAGCCACGTCGGCTTGCCGGGCGGCCACATCGGCCTGCAATGCGCCCAGCTCGGCGACGTTGGTGCCGTGCCAGCTGACCAGGTTATATGCAGCGGCGTCGAACTGCGCCTGGTTCATGCCCGGATACGGGGCCGTGGGTGGGGGTGTGAGTGCCATGTAGTTTTTGCAGTTTGTGTAATCAGGTCAGGCCCTTGATGGACAGCGCACAACGGCTGACGTTGGGGTATGGGATGACGATGTCGAAATCGGTAAACCACCCAAACACCTGCATGCAGGCGTAGGTGTCGGAGCCGATATAGAGGCACGCCGTGCCGCTCAGGCTGGCCAGCAGGTCAAATGTGGCGTCGAGCTCTTCATTCGGGAGCAAGATGGGCAGGCTGGCTTTTTTAGCAAAGTTGCGTTTGACCAGGTAGGTGTTGCCCCACACATCGGTGGTGTCGGTGGAGTAGCTTTTGATGCCCACGCTTGCGCTGTACTCGACCCCCAGGCCAATGGTGTACGGGTAGCCCATGAGCAGCATGCCCACTGCGGCGGTGCCGCCGGTTTTGACCACATCCACCACGATGCTGGCCCCGTAGTAGCTTGGCAGGTCGGTGAGAGTCACGGCGGATGACACCGGACGGCGGCTGTAATACCATGGGTGCCAGCCAGACACTGGTTTGCGGCCCAGGGTGGTGGTTTTGTCGTAAACCGTACCAGCGGCGGGGTCGATCATGCGCACGCGCACGCTGTCGGCATCGACGTTTTGCAGTGTGATGCCGTTGACCACTTGCGATGGCATCAACGTGTAGCTGATGCTGCCCGACTGAGTGGTGCGGGTGGTAATCGAGTTGTCCAGGCATGCCCAGCGGTTGGTGGGTTGCACCTCCAGCCAGCGGGGCGTTGTGCCGGTGGTGGCCAGCTCTGGCAACGTGGCATTGATGCCAGCCACGGCATTTTCGTAAATTTTGTGGACACCGGTTGCCGTGCGAATGACGCGCTGGCCCACGGTGTAGCTGGTGGCAGCAGCCCACTCGGCATAGTCGGCCTCTGGCACGCTGGTGCTGATCAGCATGGCATCGGTGATGGCCACGGGTTTGATGATGCGTACGCTGCTCATGCAATGGCCTTTGCGGTACGGGTGGCCAGGGCGTCTCCATCGGGCGTGATGGCCTCCAGCACTTTGGCGCTGCGCAGCGAACTGCCCGCAATGGCTGCGTTTTCTGCGCTGTTGGCTTGGCGCAGCTCAGCCAGCTCTGCCCGCAGGGCTTTCAGCTCGGCCAGCATGTCGGCTTGCGCATCTGCGTTGCCCCCCCAGCTTTCGGAGCCCGGGTTGAACGGGTTGAACTTGGCTGGGATGACGGCCTCACCCTGATGGATGTTGGCCGTCATGTCGTAGGGCACGCGGTTGATGCCCACATCAAACGAGGGCAGGCCTTTGCTGACGGCCCAGCCGGACAAGTCGCTGCTGGAGATGGTCAGGCCGTTGCTGGTGAGCAGTGCCGCCAGGTCTGAGCTGGTGACGCCTTGCTTGATGGCCTCGCTCACGGAGCTGACGAGGGCGGCCTGGTCGCCAGAGCCGATGATGCTCATGAGTTGCGTGCCAGCGGTGTTGATGGTCTCTTGCCCGTACTTGGCCACGATGCTGGTGTAGCTGCCGTAGTCGGGGGATATGGACGGCATGGGGTAGGAGGTGCCGCCTGTGGTGGTGCCAACGACGGGCGTAACGGGCGCTGTGTTGATGCGGCCAATGGCTCCGGTGAGGCCGATGATGGCCCGCTCCAGCGGGGTGAGCCCATTCAGGATTTGCGCACCAATGCCGCCAACGGTGGTGGTGAGCGAGTTTTCGATGCCGCTGAATGCGCTGACATCCACCGTGAGGGCCGATGCGGCTTTGGCCACATCACCAATGGCGGTGCTGACGCCATCCAGGGCTTTGGCTTGGTCAATGGTGCCGTCTTGCAGGCCTTTCATGGCCGCCGTGATGGTGCTTGCGCTGTAGCCGTATTGGGTGACGATGCGGTCGGCAGCGGTTTGCAGGTCGGTGGCTTTGACCCATTCGGCACGGGCCTTTTGCACTTCGCTGAGTTGCGCCTGAGCAATGCGCTCGGTGCTGATGCCTGCATCTGCGGCCAATGTTTGCCATTTGATGAGGGTGTCTTGGGCCTTGGCCAGATCGGTGATGCCCTGCTCAAGCGGGGAGAGTTTTTTGGCGTCTTGCTCGGCCTGGCTGGCCACGGCATCGAGCCCGTTTTTGATGCTGGCGACGATGCGCAGGTAGTCGGCTTGCGTGGCGGTGGTGGCCTTGCCGGTGTCCAGCACCTTTTGGGCTGCAGCGGTCAGTTTGCCCTGGGCGGTGGTGTCGCCCGCCAGCGCCTGGGCTTGCAGGATGCTGTAGGCGGCTTGTGCTGCGGCGTACTGGGCACCGGGGTTGAGCCCGCCAGAATCTGTGGCGTCAAGGTCGGCTACAAAGGTGCGAATGTCTTTGGCCAGGGTGCGCAGGCTGGTGGCACTGGCTTGCAGGGCGCTGTCCACCGCTTGCTGGGCATTGACCACGCCGTTGATGATGGCGTTTTCTGAGGCGACGGTTTGCTGTGCAATGGCCAGCCAGGCGTTGGCGAGGTTTTGTTCTGCCGACTTGTATGCCTGCTCGGCAGCTGAGCTGAGTTGCAGCAGGCCACCTGCGAGTTCCAGTACAGCGGCTTTGGCTTGGAGTGTGGCGTCTTTGCTGGATGCAAAGGCCATGGCGTTGGCCTTGATCTGGCTTTGGCTCAGGTTGGCCACTTGGCCAAAAATCTGGCCAACGCTCAGGCCATCCATACCGGATGCACTGACGGCTTTGGCCACCAGGCTGTAGGCGCTGTAGCCGCGCTGTGCGGTGGCCGACAACAAGGCCCCAAGGCTGCTTTGCAGAGAGTCAACGTAACCGGAGACGGCTTGTTTTTGCTTGTTGATGGCGTCGATCTGGTCTTTGATGGCCTGGTTGGCGTCGTACAGCTGGGCAATGCGGTCCTGCTCGGCCCGGCCCAGGCTGGTGTACTGCGCCAGGTACTGGGTGCGCTCGGCTGCCAGTGCCGCCGCCTCGTTGCCTTGGGCACGCAGCAGTTGCACGGCCAGGTCGGCCCCGGTGGTGGTGAGGCTGTCGGTGGCCTGGGCAAATTGCTGTGCCAGGGTGTCCACCGCATTGCCAAAGTCGGCCGTGGCGGCGCTGGCCGCTGCGGCTGCGGGGGCCACGGCAGCGGCTGCAGTGGCCATGCCGGTGTAGGCCGCAGGCGCGGTGGGGGCGGCAAAGCCTTCGATGCTGCTGCCAATGCTGCTGGCAATGAGGGTGTTGACGCTGGCCAGCGCATCTTTGAAGCCTGGGTCGTTGACGATGGCGGCAAACGCCGCACCGGCGGCGGACACCTGGGCTTTCATGGTGTCGATGCTGGCGGTGGCCATGGCTTCGGTCAGCGTGGCCCTGCTGGCCATGGCGGTGACCACGGGGGTCACCAGCTGGGTGGTGACGATGCCGGTGATCTGGTTGGCAAAGCCCTGGTACAGGCTGGCTTCAATGCCATAGGTGATTTGGCCTGCAAACGCGGCACCGGCCCCGGCTGGGTCGCTGGTTTGCATGCCGGTGTAAATGATGCCTGCCAGCGCCTGGCTGCTGGAGCCAATGGCTTGCAGGGCCTGTTCGGGCATGGCCTGGATTTTGGCCAGGGTGGCGGACAGTTCGTCCATGGTGGGCGTGTCGCCCATGGATTTGACGATCTTGCCCGCCCAGTCGGGCAGGTCGATCTGGTCGATGGCTTGTTTGATGCCTGCGGCCAGGGCGTTGCCGTACTCTTTGGCACCGGCCTCACCGTTGGCAAATTCTTTTGGGGCCCAGCGGCTGGTTTGGGTGTCACGCCAATCAACCAGGCTTTTGCCGTTGCGGGTGATGGCCAACGAGCCCCAAGCACCGTCGCTGGAGCTGTCGTCAGCAAAGCCGGTGGCCACGCTGAATTTGTTTTTGCCACCGCCCAGGGCGTCCAGCCCTTGCAGGATGGACAGAGCTGAGCCTGCGAGTTGTTTGCTGCTGGTGACCACTTTGCTGGACACATCGGACGCACTGAGGCCAAAGCCGATGAGGGCGGACTCCATTTCGTGGATGCCGGTGACGCTGTCGGCGATGGCGGAGCCGCCCATGTGTGGGGTGCCGCTGTTGTCCATACTGGCCAATACCCCCACGAGGCCTGCAATGCCCAGGGTAATGGGGTCGAACGCGACCGACAGGATGGACGATGCGCTTTGGGCACCTGTAATCATGGCGCTGCCAATGGTGCCCCCCACTTCCTGGCCCGCGAGCATGATGGACTGGGCCGAAAATGCCGATGTGCCGTAGCTGGCACCGGACAGAATGCCCGCGCTGCTGGCCACACCGCCCATGCCAAACAGCGAGTTGCCTGCGTTGTACAGGCTGGCAGCGTTGGATGCGGTGCCAAACAGGCTGCCTGCCTGTCTTTGGGCCAGTGCGGCACCGGGGATGCCGATGGACGTGCCAATATCAATCAACCAGCGCCGCCCGGTGATCTGCCACAGCATGTCCCACACCCCGGCCTTCAGGGCACGCTCAATCCGATGGGCTGCGCTTTCGCCTTGCTCACCGATGTGGTTCCAGGCATCATGGGCCACGTTTTCGACGCTGGTCCAGAACGACACTGCCTGCTCCGCAGCCGCCTTGTTGGCAATGGCTGCCTTGATCTTGGGGATGTACTCCTCATAAGCCGCCGTACCGGCCTTGATGCCCTTGGCCTCCAGCTCGCGCAGGGCAATCGTCACCTGGCGCTGTTCATTGGTTTGCGACAGCGCCTCGGTTTCGCGCTGGATGGCCAGCAGCATGTCTTTGGCAGCCTGTCCATCCAGCGCGCTGTTGACCTGGCCCGTCAGCGACGCCTTGTCGCGCAACAGGCGCAGCTCCTGTTCGGCCTTGATGATCACTTCATCGCGGGCACCTGAGTTGCGCAGGTTGATGACTTCCAGCTCTTTTGCCTTGACCAATTCTTCTGCTTTGGCGGCCAGGTACACGCGCCGGGCAGCAGTGTCTTTGCCGACCAGGTCAATTTCGGTGCGCAGCTGCGCATTACCGGTCACCAGCTGGTCGATGGACTGCTGGTACTGGGCGACTTGCTGGCCGGTCAGTTTTTCGTCTAGGGCAACCGCAGCCTGGCGGGTCTGTTGCAGCTTGCGTTCAGCCTCTTGCTGGGTGAGCACATCGGCCAAGATTTTGGCCTGCACCAGCTGGGCTTCCTTGCTTTTGCGGGTTTTGGCATCCAGCTTGCCAGTGAGCTGTTCGGCCAGTTGCAGCGCGGTGCGCTCGCCTTCATTGATCTTGACGTAGTGCAGGCCCTGGTTTTGCAGCAGTGCCAGGTTTTGCTTTTCGGCAGCGACACGGGCCACCAGGTTGGCCAGCTCGGTGTCGCCAGTCTTGGTTTTGTCGGCGTACTTTTCCTGGATGTTGACGATGCGCTCGGCCAGTTGTTTCTCGGTGAGCTTGCCCGCATTGATGAGAGCTTGCCCCTCTTCGCGGGCTTTTTGAACAGCCTGTTCCCGCTTTTGCCGATTGCTCTCAAACTGGACTCCCTCCTTGTCCCACGCCACCATCTTTTCAGTGAGTGCAACCTGTTCCGCTTGGGCGGTTGCGCCACGCTGCTGCAAGAGTACTTCTTGCTGTTTGGTGTCTACCAAGGCCTTTGCAGCGGCCAAACGCGATTCAATGTCTCCGGCGGCCAGGCCCCTGGATTTGCGGGCATCCAGTTGAGCCTGCAGGGCATCTACCGCCGACTGCGCCGACTTCAGCGCCCCCTCTGAGCCGGTGTCACGGCCAATGGACTTGATGGCATCCCATGTCTCAGACACCACGTTGCGGATGCCCATCCAGGCCTTTTCCACCAAGCCAAGGTTGGCCGCCATGTCTTTCGACCGGCCATTGATGGTGTCAGCCAGGGCTTTTTGCGCGACGGCAACCGCCTCTGTGTGCTTGCCCTGGTCAACCAGGGCCTTGATCTGTTCGTAAGTCGATGCAGTGAGGTAGTGCATCGACTCGTTGAGCTTCAGACTGCCCTCCAGGGGGGCCTTGCCCAGCTCCGCAAACGCCTTGGCCGTGTCTTCAGCGGCTGCGCCACCCACAGCCTCAAAACGCATGGCTGCAGTGGTGAACTCTTGCAAATGGGCAGCGCCCACCTTGCCCGTGTCCACCATAGCACCCAGCACTTCAACGGCCCGGCCTTGGGTGCCCACCACAGCATCCACACCAGCGGCCATGCCCATGAGCTGGCCCTTGGTCACGCCAGCCGCGTTGCCACTGTTGATGATGGCGTTTTGCAGCGATCGTGATTCCGATGAACCGGACTCAAATGCCACTGCCAGCATGGCCGCCGACCCGGCCACCACGGTCAGCGGATTGACCAGCCCCAGCACATAGCCACCCAGTGCACGGGCGGCATTGCCTGCACCACCAAACATGTCTTTCAGCTGCCCACCCTGCTGCATCAACACCGTCAGCGGAGCCTGGCCACTGGCCAGCGATACGGCAATGTCGGTGAACTGTGCAGGCACACCCCGTAACGCAGCCTGCATTTGCTTGGCCGATATTTCGGTGGTGGCCGATGCGCTGCGCATGGCCTCACGCATCACATCAGCTGACTGGCGCGTGGCGTTGGCCGCCTCGTTGACACCGGCAATCAGAGGTTTGGGGTCGGCCCCCAAAACAATGCGAACCCCTTGCCCTTGTGTGTTGCTGCTCATGGTGTCACCTGCCCGCGTTGCGGATGGCCAGCACCTCGGCCTCCATCACCCGAATGGCCCACCACACTGGCTCGCGTTTTTTGGGCTTGATGCACTCCATCTGCGTGTGCACACCGGCGTAGTTCAGGCCCACGCACAGGGGCGCTCCCATGGCGGGCGTGAGCCATTGCCATTGCGTGGCACAGCGCGCGAAAACAGACCAGGCGTTGGCAAACCATGGGTACAACTCGACGTGGGTGGGGGCGTGTGTTTGCTGTTTGGGGGGGATTAGCCGGTCTGGGTCCAGCCCCAGCAGGGCACATTCCTGGCGAAACGCCGCGTCCACCAGGCATGTGTCTGCGCTGTCGGCCTTCAGCTGGTGGCGGACAGCGGCTCGGAGTTTTTTGCGCCGGCGTCCACGCTGAAGGCATTGAAGTAGCCATTGACAAATGCACTTTCGGTGCCCGCCCAGTCTTCAAACAGCTCCACCCGCGTGGCCGGGGTGTAGGGCACCACTTCGCCCGTTTTGGTTTTGACGTCCCAGTCCACAAGCACCAAATCCAGAAACTCGGCGTCAAGCATCTGCTTGGACTCCAGCTTTTCCCGGGCCGCTTTGGCCTCGCTGGTTTTCAGGCGGCGGTAGCGCCCGCGCATTTCCACACGCTCCACAGTGCCCATGTCACCGGGAATTTGGTACACAACCGCCGCCCAGAAGGCGACCGACGCAATCACAACTGCCATGGCAAAAATCCTTTGTTCAAAATGGAGGAAGGGGTCAGGCCTCAATGGCCCATTCGTCGTTTCCCGCATCGGTGGGGCGGAAGGTCAGGGGCACCTGAATCATTTGCACCCCGTCTTGCTCGCTGAAGCTGGGCTTGCCCAGCTGAACATTGGGGGCGGTGATCTTCACGGTGTTGGTGGCGGCCTGGCCGTGGCGCAATACCAGCGCACCCAAGGTGCCTGCCTTGACCAGGTCCACCCAGTTCTTTGTGCCCACGGCTGAGTTTTCGAAGGTGACAGAGCCCACCGACTTGCGGCCCGTGATGCGGGTTTCGTCCACCCCGATCAGGTCGCGCTTGACCACGGTGTTGCCCATGTCAAAGCTGAATGCACTGGCGATCAGCGTGGCTCCGTGCAGGCTGAGCGTGGTGTTGGCTTTGTTGACGCCAATCGGGTCCAGGAACGCCGCATAGTTCACGGCGGGCATGGCCCCGCTGTCGGTCACGGGCTCAAAACTGCCTGTGGCCTCAATTTCCCACCATGGCAACGCTTTTGCATCGCAGCTCACCTTCATGTTCAGCTGCGCGCCTTGCATGCGGTAGACCTGGTTGTCGATCACGCCTTCAATGGTCACGCTCTCAATGCCATCGGTCACCGGTGCAAACACGGTTTTCACACCCGAAGTCACGGTGGCAGAGGCCGCTGCAGCACGCAACAGCACACCCCAGCCAGGCATGTTGCCAGTGGCAGCCACACCGCAAAACGGCACCTTGAATGACACCTTGCGGTACACCGTGGTCATGACCGAGCCACCGGCTCCAAAGAACGGCTTCACATAGTTGAACTCTTGCTCATCACCTTCCAGCGGTGTGAGGTTCACGTCACGGGCCAACATGGCATCGGCAGCGGCCAGGGTCGGGGCCGTGCCACGGGTGGCTTCCACTTTGACCCGCAGGGCCATTTTGTTCATGAAAAGGGGCATGTTTCGCTCCAGTGGTTGGGGGGTGACAGCGGCTTAAACCGCTGCGGGGGTGTCGGTGGCAGGTGCATCTGCCGTGCGTTCGAGCAGCTCGCGTGTGCCATCTGGCTTGGCCACATACAGGCCGCCTTGGCCGTGGTCGGTGCTGTGTGGCACCGTGGCTGCAGTGGCCAATGCAGTTCCGGGGATGGGATCGACGCTGGCGGCGTCCAGTACGGGGTCTGGTTTGTCGGTTTCAGCCATGGTCACGCTCTCAGGTAGGTCTGGTACACAAATTCGTCGGACCACCACAGCCGCCCGTTCGCATCCAGGCGCAACAGACGGCCAGCGCCGTACTGCACGGCCTCGCCGGTGGTGGCATCGGGCACCCAGCCCAGCAGGCTGGTTTTCAGGGCGGCCCGCAGGGGTTTGAGGTCGCTCAGCGCAGCTGCACCGTTGGCGTCACGGCGGTTGTTCACCACCAGCACCACGGCAAAGCGGTGCAGCACGGTTTGCCGCAGCACCTGTGTGGTGGCACTGGGTTGTGCGTCATCGGTCAGCGGCATCACATACGCAGCCGGGGTGGCCGGTGCGCCATCGATGGCGGCATCCAGGTCGGCTGTGCCGCCCACCTGGCGCAAACCCGTGGCCATGGCCTTGAGCCGCTGAATCACCAGGTCAAGGTCCATCAGTAGTGCTCCAGTTGGCCAGGGCCAAACACCCGTTGCGGTGCCCGCATGGCCACGGCATTGCCACTGCCACCAGTTGCGGTGGTCAGTGCAACGCCACCGGCCAGCTGCACTTCGCCCGTGCCCATGCGGCGCAGCAGCGCCAGGGCGTCCAGGTGGCGCTGGCGCACCAGGTCGGGGGCGGCATCGCCACACAGGTGGTAGCGGGCCATGTCGGCAGCCAGGCGCACCAGCACCTCGGGCACCACCGCCAGGGGCAGCTGGTAGCGCGAGGCCAGGTAGGTGTCGATTTCCGCATCGGCATCGGCCAGCGCACGGCCCAGCACCACCGGGTCGATGGACGAACCGTCCACCCTGTTGGTGCGCTGGGCCAGCTCGGCTTCGCCAAAGCGGTCCACCATGTCGGCTTGGGCTGCGTAGGTCATGGCTGGGGTGCTTGGTCAGCGGTGGCTCAGCGCAGAACGCGAATGATGTCGCCCGCCGCAGCGGCAGCGTCACGCGCCGCACCAAAGGTCACGCCAGTGGATTGAGGCACCACACGGCCAGAGGCATCGCTTTCCACCGCTGCACCCACCGCAATGGCGGCACCGGCTTCTACCAGCAGCTCGCCATGGGTGTTCACACCGGCCTGCTCGCCAATGTCGCAGTTGGCATTGGCCGTGCCCAAAGCGCGGGCACCGGCACCACAGGTGCCACCTGCAAAGTTGACCAGGCGCAGCCGGGTCAGTGCGGTGGTCGCGGCCACGTTGGTGGCCATCAGGATTTTTTCGGTTTGCATGAGGGCTTACTCCTTTTCAGGTTCAGTGGGGGCCGGTGCCACGTTGGCACCCTGTTTCTGGGCTGCTGCAGCGGTCAGCTCCACGGCATCGCCAGGCAGGTGCAGAACGCCGTCGTGCAGCAGCGGCGTGTGCTGGACCACAAAAACCTGGGTTTCCGGCTCGTCGGCAACGGTGGGGGTGGTTTTGCTCTTGGTGGCCATGTGTGCACCTATCAAGCGTTGGTGTCGCTGATCAGGTAACCGGCCTCGGCACCCAGCAGGTAGGGGCGGAAGATGTCCGTGTTGCGGATCAGCTCCACCTTGCCGTCTTCGGTGCGGGTGTCCACCACCGGTTGGCCGCGCTTGCGCAGCGTGTAGCCGTAGCTGGGCTCGTAGGGGCTGCGCTGGTCGGCACCGCCGCCCACGGTGGGCACGTATGCCAACACCATGCTGTCGGCCCAAATGTCGGTCGTGGTGCCGTCGTCAGCGGCCTTCACGGCGCGACCGATGACGATGTTCTCGATCTCAAAAATATCGCGCAGGTCAGCCAGTTGCACCAGGCGTGAGTGGGTGTCGCTCAGGATGGCTTTGAGCTGGGGGTGCTTTTTCAGGGCCTTCCAGCACTGGTAGCCAATGACCGCCGTGTTTGGTTCGCGCACGATCTTGGCGCGCACTGCGGCCTTGGCATCGCTGATCACGCCCTCCGGGTCGGAGCTGGCATGGGTGAACTGGCTGGTGCCCGACAACGTGATCTTGTTGCCCACCGGGTAGTTGGCTGCGTTTTGCGCCATGGCCGCCACGTTGGCTTCGTGGCGCAGGCGGATGCCTTCCACCACGATGTTGGTGCCACGGGCTTGCAGCGGGAAGGCGCTTTCGGCGTCTTCGCGGTAGTCAATCGGGTACTCCAGATCGTGTTCGTCCAGCGCCACGTCAATGGAGCCCACGTCTTCAGGGCTGACCCGGTTGCTCTTGGCGCGCAGGGCACGCTCGGTGTTGTAGATCTTGAAATGCTCTTTCCCGAACTTCGGAATCTTGCCGCCCTCTTTGTCTACGCTGACAAAGGGGAACAGCTGATCGCCCACGAGCTGGGCATTGGTGTAGCCAATGGCCAGGGCGGTCAGGACCGGGTCAACGACCCGCAAATTACTCAAACGTCCCATGAGGTGGTGCTCCTATATAGATATGGGTGACGAAGGAAGTGGGCGTGCGGCGTCAGCGGATGACGGCGCGGGCAGCGGTGGCGTAGTCCACCTTGTGCTGTGCGGCATGGGCCTTGATGGCTTTGTGCTGGGCCAGGCGGGCAGGGTCGGCGCTTTCGGCAAACTGGGCGTCGTCGTCGGCCTGGTGGTCGCCTTGGGCTGCCGCATTGGCCTGGGTGGCGTGCTCGCCAAACTCCACCACCTTGGGCGCTGCGCTCAGCATGGCTTTGAGCTGGTCAACCAGCGGGGCTTTGGCATCGCCCTCGCCAAACTCCACCACCGCTTCTTGCGTGGCAAAGTGGTCCAGCGTGGCGGCAATGACGCCGGTGTAGGCAGGCAGCAGGCGGCCTTGGCTGACCAGCCCTTCGGCAAATGCCACGTTGGCGGCATGTGCCTGGGTGGCCTTGTTAGCGGCCAGTTCGGCGCGCAATTTCTGGTTCTCCGCTTCCAGCGCGGCTTTCTCTTCAGGGGTCACGATGTCCTCCAGGGTTGGGGTGGTGATTTGCCCGGTCTGGGCGGACTGTTCAGCGGGCGCTGCGGGTGCAGCGGCTGAGGCAGTGGGGGATGGAGTGGATGCAGCAGCGGGTTCGCTGAACGCGGGAGCCGGAAGGTCCGCACTGTCTTTGGCGCGTTCTTCGGCCAGCTCCTGCTGGGCACCTTGTTCCAGGCTGGCCACCTGGTAGCCGGGAATGACCTTGTCGGCCTCGTCCTGGCCAAACTTGCCAATGAACCATTCGCGCAGGCCACGCCACAGGCCCGCATTGGTCACGTCATCCCATTCAGAGAACGTGATGCAGTCATCGCCATCGGCAAACGCAACCTGCGCCAAACCTTTGATGGCCGGTGGCTGGGCACCCAGGAATCCCACGTGGCGCAGGTAGTACACGCCGGGCACCGGGTTGCTGGGTGCGTTGGGTGGGTAGAAGCTGGCCGAAATCTTTTTGAACGCGCCCGCTGCAACCATGTCGGCAAAGTCCGCATTCACCTGGGCGGGCGTGGCGTACATGCCCGCATCGTGGCCATCGTCACCATCGCTGAATGCCACGGCCTTCACCCAGCCATAGGCGGGCATGTCGTGCTTGGGGTGGCCGATGACCAGCGGCGCTTCGTGCAGCGCAGGGTCGTAGGCCGCAGCGCTGGCGGCCAGGTCAGATTCTGAAAATGCCAGGCGTGCCCCGCTCATGGCGGTGTGACGGCCTGCCTTGAAGATGTGCAACGGCTTTGCCGAATCAGGGGCAGCCAGTGCGGTTTGCGTTGCGTTGGTGGGGGTTTGTTTCGCCATGCCCACACTGTCGAGGTGGGGGGCGATTTGGGCCGCTGAAAGCCCTTGAGGAAAAAATCAACTGCCGGTTTTCAGTCCAGCAAACTGCCCTGGCGCTCCAGGAAGCGCTCGCGCTCAATGGCGGCAATGATCTGGCGCACCCGCGTCTCGGTGATGTTGTAGGCCTTGGCCAGGTCGCGTTGGTTGTGGCCTTTGAATTTGGCGTACATCTCGCGGTCGCGGCTGGAGACATGCATGGCCAGGCCCTTGGCAAAGTAAATGGCCTCGCCGCCCACTTCGTTGGCAATGTGCTGCATTTGCGCCAGCACCTGGGCAGCCCAGGTTTGCAACTGGGCCAGCCAGTCACCACATGGGGCCACCTGACCGGCACGCGCATCCAGCAGCACCAGCGCTTCAAACATGCACACGGCCACATCGCGCATGCGGTCGGTCATTTTGTCGGGCAGCATGGCTTCCAGTACGGCCAGTTCGGCGGCGGTCATGTGGCGGTCGGTCATTGGGTCTCCACGCCACAACGGCGGCACCATTTCTTCAAGGCTTCAATCACCTGGGTGATTTGGGGTTGGGTCATGAAGCGCCAGGCATCCACACCGGTTTGGCGCTTGGCGTAGGCCTGCAGTGCGCCATCGGTGTCTGCACGCACGTGGCCTGCAATGGCCAGGGCATGCCACAGGGCCCGGGCCTTGCCCCACTGGTAATCGCCAGCGTCGTCGATGTTGCGCACCAGCGCCGGGCGTTTGGGCACATAGGCGGGCTTTTCGCCACGGGCGGTGGCCGCATTGGCCTGTAGCCCTGCCAGGTGGGCCAGGTACTGGCGACGCTGCAGGGCGGTCATGTTGGCGGCGCTGGCCACGCCCACCACCGCCAGCTTCAGCGCGCTGGCGTCTTCAGCGCTCAGGCCCAAGGCTTTTTGGGCCATGTGGATGGCGGCCAGGTGGTTTTGGCGGGGGGCGAGTTTGGTCATGTCAGCCCCGCACGCTCAATGTGAACCGCTCGGCTGGCAGTTCAAGGGATTGGGCCAGCAGGGCACCATCAGCAGCACGCGCCACGGCCAGCAGTTCACCGGCACGGCCCGCCAGCTGCGGGGCCACATACAGCTTGCCACCGTGGCGCAGCCCATCGGCGGACACGCGGCGGATGAACCAGGATGTGGCGCGGGCCACCGAACGGCCTTTGTATGCATCCCACCCCTGCAAAATCTTGCGAGGGTCGGCAGGCCAGTAGCCCTTTTGCAAGTTGTGCACCGTTCCCCTGGACAGGTTGAGGCACTTTGCAGCTTCACGAACGGGACGCACCCTCACAAATGCAAGCAAATCCGGTGGCGCGGAATCCGGCCCAATGAGGGCCTCAACGGGGCATGTTGCAGCGCTGGTATCAACCCATGCAGTCACTGGGCCACAACCCGTGTCAAAAGCGTCCATTGCGGCCTTTACTGTGCGCAGCAACGGTGCCATGGTGTTTTCAGTGAGCATTGGGCCCCTCCCACACAACGTCTTTGCAGCCAGCTACAGGTTTTTTTGAGCACCATTTGAGCCATTTGCAAATGGCATCGACAGCAGTTGTGCTGTTCTCCGCTTCGGGCACACCAGGCACAAGCAGCTTGCCGGCACTTGCGCCCAATCCATGGCGGGCTTTGACTTTCAGTGCACCCACCAGTGATGACTTCGGGCCTCTGGCCAACACAATGGGGCCGCTGCCATCAGCCCCGTCTGCCGGAGGCAGATCACCCACTTCAATCAGACCGGACGCCCAGCACCAGGCGACTTGCGGGCGCATGTCGTAGTAGCTCTTGCAGCCGCACTTCGGGCAGACCTTCACGCTCATTCTGATGCCATCGGAGCTGCCCTCCGGTTTATCGAGCCATGCGGATTCCATGGTCTCGTTGCGGCAGCGGGAGCATTTGACAGGGATGTCGACCATGCTCACACCCCCGCCATATCAAGTGGAATGGCCACATAGTTCTGCGTAACGTCGTTGCGCACATAGAACCGGATGTAGGGCGTTGTGCTGGCCGTCTGCATGCTGTCGGCAATGGCCTGCATGGCTTGCTGCCACTTGGCGTCGGTGATTTCAAGTCGGCGCAGGCCCAGCACGCGGCCTGTGTTGATCTTGCCTTCCTTGTCCGTCTGGAAAGCGTGGTTCACCAGGGCCTTGATGTTGTCGTTGGCCCCTTGCGCCCACTCGTGCACGCATTGGTCAATCAGGGCCTTGGCGGCCATCAGCTCGGGGCCGAACACGATGCGATCGGCCATCTGGCGCACCAGCTTGTATTTGCCGTCGTAGCTGGTGAGGGTGACGTTGCCTTTGTTGCCACCGGTCTTGACGCCATACGTTTCCATGCTCATGGACACGAAGGCCGCCACATCGGCCATGCTGGCCAGCTTGAAGTCTGCCAGCAGCGTGCGCAGGGCCTGGGCCTTTTGGCACATGGCCACCACCAGTTCGTGGCGCACTTTGTCCACATCCTTCACTTTGCTGTCTGGCACCAGGTTGCCGCTGGCGTCTTGCCAGTAGCCGGGGGGAATGGTGGTCGATTCGGTCATGGGGTGTTCCTTTCAGTGGGCGTCAGTGGATGGGGGCATGGGCAGGGCGTTCGATGGCGGCAACCAGCAAGCGGCCACCCATGCTCAAGGCGGCGCGTGCGGCCCGTTCGGTGCAGCAGGGGTGCACGGTGGCCAGCGCATGGAAGTTGGCCAACAGGGCAGCAAGCAAGTCGCCGTGGGGCACGCCACGGGCCAGCTGGCCGTGCAAATACGTGGTCAGGTCGGCCTGGGGCTGTGGTACATCGGCTGCGGGTTCGTCGGCGTGGGTCGGGGTTTGGATGAACATGGGGGTCTCCATCAGCAGCGGTGGCCATGGCTGAGGCAGCCTTTGTGGTCATCCGCACCCAGGCGGCCATGTGAACTGGGTGGTGGCACGTACACGGGGGCACGCATCACGTCGTAGCGGTCGGGCTGAGCCATGCGGCTTGTGGCTTGTGGTGTCAGCTGGGCGGGCACCAGCTTGGGCTGCGTATGGGCGGCGGGACCATGTCCGGCATACCAGCGGCGGAATTCGCCTACACCTTCGGTGATCAGCTGCCCTCTGGACACCATGTTGTGCAGCCGGGCACGCATGTTTCGGATGGGTGTGGCCTCTGGTTCAGTTCCGGCAAATGTGGCTTGCAGTTCCTGAAGATCGGCCCCTTCTGGCCGGGTGGACAGGTAGACCATGATGCGGCTGACCACTTTGGGACGCACGATGGCGGGCCACATCTGGCGCGCCGCCACGGGTGGTTGGCAAAGGTTGTTCATGTGGAAGCGGGTGTGTCTGGTGGGGTGGTCGTGGCCGCGCCGCGCAGTTGCGCCAGCTTTTCGCGCACGGCGGCGGGCATGGGGGCGGCGTTGCGGTCGCGCTGGTTCAGCTCGGCCAAGGTGGCATCCACCGCACCGAGTGCCTGGCCAGCGGTTACGGCCTGGCCACGCACGGTGACGGCGGGCTGGTGGGCGCGGCTGGTGCGACGCTCTGCCTCGGACTGGCGCTCTGCCTCGGACTGGCGCTCCAGCGCGGCCTGGGCCTTGTCGCCCATGCTTTGCAACATGGCGTACAGGTAGCCGTGGCCCTTGAGGGGCAAGTCCAGCCTGCCCGCCTGGGCGGTGGCCATCATTTGGTCGATGGCCAAGGCCCAGTTGGCGCGTGGGGCGATCCAGTCGCGGCCATTGCGGCTGATGGACTGGCGCTCCACATCGGGCAGCAGCTCGTGGATGAGCTTGAGCTTTTTGCGGATGGTCAGCGCTTGCTTGGGCGGTTTGTGCAGCGCGATGTAGCGCAGCAGGTAAGAGCCCACCGGGAAGCCGACGTTGATCAGCCGCTCCAGCACTTGCTGGTCCACATGCCCGGCGAACACGGTGGCCAAGTCCAGCTCGGTGCCACAAACGGGGCAATGGAGGTCGCTCACAGGTGGCCCCCCAGCTTCATGGCGAGGTAGGCCACGGCGTAGGCGCAGCTGGCCAGCACCACCGTGACCACAGCCAGCCGCAGCACAAAGCGGCGGGCAGGGTGAATACCGGCACGCTTCAGCTCTGCATGGGTGGGTGCACCGCCTTCAATGGCACCGGGTGCGAAGTAGTGACCGTCTTTGGGAAGCAGGCTGGTGTCGTGGCTGGAACAGCCTGGGCAGGTGGGCTTGAGGCGCTGGCACAGGCCCAGTTCGTCGCAACTGCGGCGCTTGCTGCTGTGTGTGGCGATCATGCGGCCCCCTTTGCCGTGGCACGGCGGTTGGCAATGGGGGTGACGCTAATGCGCCGGGCATCGGGCCAGTCGGCCATGGTTTGCAGCACCGCTTCAACGCTGCTGGCAAACAAACCTGTGTAGGCCACCCGGTGGGCGGTGGTGGCAAAGCGGATGCGGAATATGTGCATGGTGGCCATGGCAATCAGCACCCCGCAATGACTTGAGCACCCACCACAGGCGCACCGGCTTTGGCGGCGGCATTCATGGCACGGCACACCAGGTTGTTCACCACCAGGGGGTAGCACACGCTGCGGGCGTCGGCAGGTTTGCCGCCACGGGGCATGTGGATCAGGCGGGTGCGGATGGCATCCACCGCGTCGGCGCTGAGCACTTGGTCCAGCTTCAGGTCAAAGCGGGCGAACTTGTGGCGCAGGTAGGCTTCCAGGTCGGCGTCCAGTGGGTCAAGGGGCACCACTTCGCAGCGCTGGGCCACCTCGCGCACATCGGCGTTTTGGCTACCCAGGCGTTCGCGCAGCTCGGGCTGGCCAATCAGCGCCACACCAATCAGGCGCTGCATGCCGTCTTTCAGTTCAATGAAGCGCTTCAAGTGCTTGAGCGTGGCCACGGGCAGGCAGTGGGCCTCTTCAATCACCAGCAGATGGCGGCGGCCCGCCTTGCGGCTGGCGCGCAGCAGCTCATGCACTTGGCGAAAGCGGGCCTCGGGGCTGCTTTTGACCTTCAGGTTGGGGTCCAGCGCATAAGCGATGGCTTCGGCAATGTGGCTGCTCTTGAGGGTTTTGCCCTTGGTGTCGCTGGCTTCCATGGCCAGCACGTAGGGGCGGATGACCAGCACGTCGCGCCCTTCGGCCTTGATGCGTTCTTCCAGGTCTTCGGCCAGGGTGGACTTGCCTGCGCCACTCTCGCCGACCACGGCGCAGAAGCCGTGGTGCTGGGCACAGTCCATGAGCGCGGCGCGCACGTAGCGCACGCTGGGGCTTTGGAACACGTCGTCGGTGGACTGCACATCGTCCACAAACGGGTTGCGGGGCAGGCCGAAGTGCTTGCGCGCTTCGGGGGTCAAGGGGGCGTTCTGAAGTAGCATGGCTTCCTCTGTGGTTTCAGGTTTGGTTACCGGGGTTGCAGGGACGGCCTCAGCAAGGTGCGAACTTGCTGGGGCCAACTTATTGGTGGTGGTGACTGTTTTCACAGGGCACCACCGTTCACCACCTTCAGGCCGCTGCGCACCGTCAGGCGGGCATGCAGGGCATCCAGTTGGTCTTCTGGCACACCGTTGGGGTGCATGGCCCCCACGGCGGCATACAAATCCTTGGTCATGACCAGCCCTTTTTGAGCCAGCGCGGCGCAGGCTTCAAACTGGTTCAGCACGCGGGCCGGTGCTGACGCAACGCTGGTGCCGGGCATCATTTGTGTGCCGGTGCGTGGCATGAAGGTGCGCTGGGGGGCCTGATCAATGACGGCCATGGGGTCAATGCGGCCGCCGAATGGAACCGCCTTGGCCTTGAGCTTGGCGTCCACTTCGGCATCGGTTTCAGCGTCGTAGGCGAAGCGCTGCACTTCCTTGCGGTTGGCATCCAGCGCGGTGTCAGCGGGGCGTGCCCATTCTTCGTTGATGACGTTGGCGTCTGCCCTGAAGCCTGCGCCGTCACGCACCACCAGGTTGATGCTGTGCAGCACCTCGGTGCCATCGGCATCGTTGTAGACCACGCTGGCGGCATCTGCAACATAGGGGTTGTAGGTGACCTGCAGCTTTTCGCCGACCATGACGCCGGGCACGCTCTTCACGTCGAATTCCTGGCCCTTGAAGCTGATGGTCAGCGTGTCAGTGACCTTGCGGGACTCGGGCGTGTGCGTCAGCAGGTTGAAGCACAGCTCACGGCTGGGGGCCACGCGCAGCTGCTCGGCAGTGATGGTCAGCCACTGGTCGTACCGGGTTTTGCCGTGGCGGGTGTGTACCTTGGTGCTGTTGAACCAGCGGGCCCAGCGCTGGGCGGTGGCATTCAGTTCGTCCAGGTTGGCCACGGGCTTCAGGCGCAGGCCGCTTTCAAAGCTGCGCTCAATCAGGTCACGGGCTTTTTCTACTTGGCCGGTGGCGCGGGCATTGCCGGGTGCGTGGGCAAGGGTTTTGACCTGCAGGCGGCGGGCCAGCGTGGTGAACAGGCCGCTGGTGTTGGCGCTGCCCATGTCCATCATCAAAATGAAGGGCACGCCGTGCAGCGGATCGTCGTCGCGTTTTTGGATGGCGGCAATGAAGCTGTCGGCGAGGTTGGTGCCCGACTCTGCACCCATCACATAGTTGACGAACACCGCACCGGAGTTGTGGTCGGTGACCTCGTAGGACCACACGCGGTCGGCTTCAATGCGCTTCAAGTTGGCGGGCTTGTTCTTGTAGAACTTGTCACGTTCCATCACCTGCAAGCCGGACTCGGCAGGGTTGCGGGTGTTCAGGTAATACAGCACGCACAGGCTGGCGTCGATTTGCCAAACGTGGTTGGGGTGCAGGCTCTTCAGCTCCACAGCGGGTGTGGGGCGGTTGAGCTGGTCAGGGTGCAAGCCATAGCTGCGCAGGGCAGCGGCAATGGCCTGGTCGCTGATGGGCTTGATTTCGCCAGTGGCGGGGTCCACCCGGGTAGCTTCAATTTCTCTGTTGGCCCGCAGGATTTCCACCGCTTGTCCAATGGACATGAGGCGCTTGCCGGTTTTGCGGTGGCTGGTCATGAGCAGCGCGCTGACGGCGATGGCGTCTTTGCGTGTCAGGGACACATCGCCTGCATCACTGCGCTGTTTGCGTTCGGGTTTCACAGAGACCTTTCCAATGTGGCGGTGAAGCGTGGCCAGGCTGACTCCCAGGCGGCTGCAGGCCTCCTGGTAGATGGCTTGCTTTCCGCCACGCGGGGCCTGTGCAACCGCCTGGCGGACCTGCACAAGGGCTTCAACGGTGGCGGGGTTGAGCGACATGGGTGTGGGCTGATCGGTGGGTGGGTAGCGATCAGTTGGCCCACTCGGCCACGTCAGCGGCCAACGCCTGATCGGCTGCGGTGCTCACGTCGGGCAGGTTGAACTCTGTGCGGATGGCGTTCAGCTCGGCCTGCAGCTCGCCCAGCATGGAAGCCATGAACACGGCTTTGTTGGGCTCGTCTGGCGCGTCGTTGATGGCAGTGAGCGCCTGACGCACACCACCGCGCAGGGCACCGAGGGCATCATGGGAAACGGCCAGCGCCTTCTTTTTGACTTCGTGCACCAACTCTTGGGGCGGCAGCACATGCACCAGTTGCAGTTTGTCGATTTGCTTGTTCTTGGTTTCAAGCACCTTTTCGACGGCGGTTTTTTCCTGGCGGGCTTCGCGCAGCTTGGCGCGCAATTCCCTGACAGACATGGTGGCCACGTCGTCCAGCTTGAGTTCGCCGGTTTGGCCGGTCAGTGCAAATTCTTCAAGTTGCTCCTGATCCAACACCAGCATTTCCATGAGCTTGGATTTCCCAAGCGCTGCCAAATGTGAAGACGTCTTCGCAACTGCAAAGCGATTCGTGATTTGCATGTACTGCTGTGCAACACGGGGCTCCAGCTCCAGTCGCTCCAGAGTGGGCAGGAAAGACCCATGTCCGCATGCCTCACGCAGCATCAGCAGGTAGCCGCCCAGTTCGAACACCGCCAGGTTAATTCGGCGGATGGCATCGCGGGCTCCGTTTTCCAGCGCATCAGGGTTGAGCGAGCCTTCGTACTTCAGTTGTTGCGCCACGGCACGCACGCGGGTTTGCTGTTCGGCCAGCACTGTGGACAGCTGGTCCTGGGTAGCTTCAATACGGGTTGCAACAGCTGGCAGCAGTTCTGCGGCGGTAGGGGTGGCGGGTTCGGTCTTGATGCGTGACATATCTATACAGATGGGAATGGAGGGGTCAGTGAGCGGTCATGGCCTGCTTGAGGTCGGCCAGCTTGGTTTCAGCGCGCTGGAAGTCGGCCAGCACAGCAAAGGTCAATCGGGTGAACGCGGGGGCTGGATAGAAGCGCCCGTTCTCAGCGTTCTTGCGCGCCCAGCCCTTCTCAATCAGCTTGGCCATCGCGCGGGTGATTTGGGGCGGGCTGGTTTTGACGGCGGCCACCAGGTCGCCATTGGTGGCTCCGGTGGCTGCGAAACCGCACAAGGCCTCCAGCACATCCAGTACCAGGCCTGCGCCCTTGCTGTCTGTGGAGTCCTGCTGACCGGGCTTACTCCCGCCAAAAATGGCATTGAAGGTAGAGGCGGTTTCTTTTTGGCTCAGTGTTGCCATGGCTCAAAACTCCAGTTCGGGGGTGGCGTAGGCCGCCACGTTGCGTTGGTGGTAGGCCACCTGTTCCAGGTGGTTGCGCAGGGCTTCCAACGTGGCCGTGGTGTCTGCCTTGTCGCCCTGTTGGTAAAAGTCCTTCAGCAGTTGCAGGGCGCTGGCAAAGCCGGTGTTCAGCTCCACCATGTCTGCAGGTGTGGCCTGGGTGCCTTTGGGCATGTCAACCAGCAAAAAGCCTTCGCTTGCGGCAAACCAACGGGTCACAAAGTTGATGCCGCACGCCAGTTCAAACGGGCGCACCAGGTTGGCGGGCATGCGCCCGCTTTGCAGCCACTTGTAGAGGGCATAGTGGTCTGCCACGCCCATGTCGTCGGCAATGCGCTCCATGCCCTTGTTCAGCCGTTCACGTGCGTGGTCTTTGCACAGCTCCATGGCGTGGCGCAGGCTGGTGGGCTGCAGGCGCTTCCACTGGCGGGTGGGTTTTGCAGTCATGCCATGGCCCCTTGCTGTTGGGGTGCCAAACAAAAACCGTTTTTGCATGTGGCGCAACGGCGTTGCACGGGGCAAAGTTTGGGCATCGCAACAACGACCAGGGAGCACACCGTGGACAACACCCCAAGCAATGCCAAGCTGGCAGGCCAAATTGAGGCGCTGAGCCGTGCCGTGCTGCAGCTGGCCGCACAGCTGGAAATGCTGCAGCTCATTGATGGCCCCCATCTGTCCCAGGCGTGGCGGGGGGCTGTGCCAGATCGCATGGCGGCTGACTCTCGGGTGCTGCATGCTGCCCGGCTGCATCTGCAGGGCATGGCGACGGCGCTGGATGACGCCCGCCAAGGTCGGCAAATTCGCCAATCATGCCTTGATCCAGCCTGAAACCATGCGCATCACGACCATCAGCCGCCAGCTTGCCGGTGGCATAGTCATCAAGCCATTGGGCGGCAGCATCGCCTTCCAGGCTCAGGGTGGTGCGCGTGGGCGCAATCTCTTCTTTGCCCATGAGTTCGCACTCAAGGACGCGCTGCACATGCTGGGCAATGCGGTCGGCCATCCAGCCGGGCGGAATGGTGATGTCGCCATAGCAGGTGGCAATGGTGAAACCGCGCACCATGTCTGGCACTTGCTTGGCCAGGGCGTAGCGAATGTCTTGATTAACCATGTGAAAATGCCTGTGTATGTGAAGGGGAATGGGTCTCAGGCCAAGGTCTTGGTAGGGTCTGGCTTGAGGCCCAGCTTCACGGCAATGACGTGTGCGTTCCCACGATGGCCTTTGTCAAAGCCATTGATGACGCGCAGTACTTGCTGTGGCCGATAGCCGTGGTCACGTGCCCATTGGGTGAAGGTTTCACCACGGGCACGGAACTGCGACTTGATTTGTTCAGGGGTCATGACGCTCCTTTGCATGTCAAAACGTTGTGGTGTGTTGTTGGCATGTATTTTGGTATTCATTTGAATACCTGTCAACGGATTTGGAGATATTTTTTTGAATATCGCTGCACGACTTCGTGAGGAGCGTGAAAAGCTCGGTCAAAGCCAGGAGCAGTTCGGACTGATAGGGGGCGTGAAAAAGCTCGCCCAGATGAACTACGAAAAGGGTGACCGGAGCCCAGATGCGAACTACCTCGCAGCCATTGCGGCTGCGGGCGCAGACGTGCGCTACATCCTCACGGGCCAGCGCGATGGGCCCGCACCCGTGGTGCTGAGTGCAGAGGAACAAACCATGGTGGCTTACATGCGCGATGCCAGTCCCGCTTTGCGCAAGGCCGCGCTGGGGGTGCTGCTGTCAGGCAGCAGTGGCGGGGGCAACACCAACATCGTGAGCCGCAGCCTGTTTTCAGGGGTATTCAACCGGGGCAAGTAGCCCAGCCATTTTTTTAACCAAGAGCCAGGGAGGCTTACGCATGCAGTCAGAAGGCGAACAACAACAAGAGGCTCAAAGCCCACCAAACATCACCATCAACACCACCAGCGTGGACAGGTCGCTGCTGTGCATGGCCGTCGGTCAAATGAACGTCATCAGGCCTCTCAGCGCGTCAGAAGAGCTGGCCGATCGTGTGCCAGACGCATTCCATCCACAAATTGATTGGCTCAAAAAGCAGGGCCATGCCAGTGCCCACGCCTTGCTGCAGGCCTGGAAACATCAAGGACTGGTGGTGCGCGACGGGCGCCTCTCCAGGTCAAAAATCATGTGGATGGAGGTGATGTACGCATTGCTGTCTGGTCTGCCAATGCTGTTCTTTTTCTTTGCATCCGCCTGGCTTGCGCATGACACGAAGGTGTTCGTTGACTGGGCGATGCTGATGGGGTTGGTGGTTGCCAGCGCGGTTTCGCTGGTGGGCATCGCGCACTTTCACATCTGGCCACACATCATTGGCGCAAGGGCGGTTCGCGCCTTGAGTCAATGGGAGCAATCCAGATGATCAATTTCTTGCTGATCGTCTGTGCTTTGGCCTCTGTTGTCTGGGTGGTCTACAAGGTGAAGAGCAACGATCAGAAGCCTGATAAACCGCTCGTACAAAAGGATGATGAAGTGCTTCCTGATGGGATCAGCCAGTACAAGTCACAACCACAGGTTCTCGTGGACGGCGTGCAAATCCGCGCGAAGGACGGCACATCAGTAGTGTTGCCACTGCAAGTTACGTCCACTTTGGTCGTTACCACAGATGAGGTTTTTGCCGACCTGAACAGGCAGGCCACCCAGGCTCGCAAAGAGGGCGATACAGACCGAGCGGTTGAATTGCTGCAGCAAGCCAAGCAGCGCCAGGGTGATGCATATGAAGACACGCGCCTGGCGCTGTATCTGCAGCATGCAGGCCGTCTTGATGAGTCGATGGCGGAATTCGACTGGCTATTGAACAAAGTGGATTCACAAGTTGAAAACGTGTTTGGCCACTGCGCACCCATCATGCGCACAAAGATAAAGGCACATCAACGGTCAAAAATTCATGACAAAGCAAGGCTAGCCGCCAAGCGTGCCGGTGTCAGTGACTTGAGCAGCCACCACAGCAAGTTGGCTGAAAAGTTTGCCCACGAATGGGAGTCACTGAAGCCCGCAGCCGAACAAGCGGAACGCGAGCGACGTGAACATGCCAATCGAAAGGCGATTGCATCTCTTCAGCATCAGAAAGCTACCGGTGACGTGATGTGATGCAGGGTCAAGAACCGCAAGCGTTAGAACAATTTTCAAGGAGGAACAATGTCACTGCCACTTCGTAAACGCACGGTGCATTTCTATGAAATACACGTGCATGCCTACTCCAAGTCAGGCATCCAGAATCCGTCCTGTGCCCCACTACCTGTATTGCTGAATTGCTTTGCCGGACTGGCTACTGCCAGCAAGCTACCTCAGACAGTGCGCAAATCGAGTCAGGTACACACAGTGCTATCGGATTGGAATTACGACCAAGCCAGTAACAGTTATCAATTGCTGATCAGCAAGGCCAATGCGGCCTTGTCCGACGTGGCATTGCGCGATCTCAAGACGGCCAAGTTACGCAAGGCTGGCAAAACAAAGGCGGAAGGCATTGAGGTGTCCGCTCACATCCTCTTGCGGCCCAATGCAAATGGAAAGACAGCCACGGTGCTGCTGACCATGGGGGCTGGTGTGGCATCTAAGGACGTTGAGGTGTTACTGCGTGGCTTGTCCCGCATGGCATCCAAGCTGCCAAAAAACAAAACCCTGTATTGGTTTGATGATCCATCGGGCGCAAAAGACGACAAAGGTAAGCCCAAACAATACGAGGTGCATTACGGATTTGCCGCCTACAGCCACATGGGTCAAACGATGACAGAGGCGTTGCGAACCGGTGAGTTCACTTCCATGGAGCTGGTGGCACCGGTGCGCAGCCAGTTTGACGCTGGAGGCAACTTGCAAATCACAGAACGCACCTTAACCGTACATGCTGATTTGCCCAAAACCGTGACTGCGGCTGGCGTGCGCAATGCGATTCGTCACTTCCAGAAGCAGCCCGATGCCAGTATTTACAGCAAGCTGCGCATCCATTACAAGACAGTGTCTGGCAAGACGACCAGCGCCACTTTGGAACTCAACCACCTGGATGCTGCGTTTACGCTGAAGGAGCAAATCGACTTCACCATGGATGTAGAGGCACAGCAGGAGTCGCTTTGCCCGGCCATCGTCGATGGCATGAAAACACTGTTGCAGTCGGTGCCCACTTAAACTCCGACCACCATGTCGGTGCTATTCAGGCCATTTTCTTTCCTGTCCATCAGCCATCACTCGGGACTACCCGCATTGGTGAACTGGGTGTTGCCGATCGTGGCAACGGCCTCGGCATTAGCCATTCTGCAATTGGCAGGTTCAGGCGTGAACGTGTTTGGCACCCAGGGGGTGCTGGATAGGCTGCTGGCTTTCATCCAAACGTTGGCTGGGTTTTACATTGCTGCACTGGCGGCCGTGTCATCGTTCAACAGCCCTCACTTAGACCGGGAGATGCCCGCGCCAGCGCCCACCATGTACATCATGTACAACGGTGGGCGGCAGCTGGTGACACTGACCCGTCGTCGTTTCCTGACGTTGATGTTTGCTTATCTGACATCGCTGAGCTTTTTGTTCAGTCTGTCCGCCATTGCCATTTTGGTACTGGCACCGGCATTGAAAGTGGCATGGCCTGGCGCAGTCAACACCTTGCATCTACTGGGAACTGGCTTTTTCTTGTTCGTCCTCTTTCAGATGACGTGCATAACGTTCTGGGGCTTGTTCTATCTGGGTGAACGCATGATTACCCCTGATTGATGTAGCTGCTTCACGCGCGTTCTAAAACGCTTTTCTGAGGGCTAAACCCTCCCCCCGGGCAAAGTGCCTGCACCATGCAGACACAAGTCCCCACCTCTTTCTCCAACACCCTCACATCCCGCACGCCACGCCTGTTCGGCTGGCTGCTGATCACCATTTGCCTGATGGCGGGCATATGGTTCATCGCCCCGCACCAGCTGCCGGTCAGCCTCTACAAACTCAGCCTGGTCACCCTGGCTGCCGTGGTGGGCTACTGGCTGGACCGCTCACTGTTCCCCTACGCCCGGCCTGATGCGCTGATGTGCTCCCACATGCTGGACGGCGATCCCGAGCCAGTGCCCACCTGGGAAATGGGCGACGAAACCGTGGGCCTCGCCCTGTCAGCAGACCGCACCGAATCACTGGTGTTTGGCCTGGCCATGCTGCGCCGCGCCATCATCGTGGGCTGCGCCATGCTGGCAATGGGCTTGGGGGCCTGAGCCATGGTCATCAAAGCCACGCACTGGATTTTGGGCGCACTGGTGTTCCTGGTTTTGGGTTGGGCCATGCAGGCCGATGCCCAGACCGTCCCCGCCACTGCCCACAAATACCGTGCCGAACTGACCCGCGCCGCCCACACCCAGTGGGGGCTTGATGCACCCATTGCCGCCCTGGCTGCCCAGGTGCACCAGGAAAGCGGCTGGAACCCTGCAGCCGTCAGCGGCGTTGGTGCCCAAGGCATGGCCCAGTTCATGCCCGCCACGGCCACGTGGTGGTGCGAATTGAACGGCATGGGCAAGGACGAGTGCCAACCCACCAACCCCACCTGGGCACTGCGCGCCCTGGTGGGTTACGACAAACATCTGTTTGACCGCACGCCCCCACGCCTGAGCGACTTCGATCGCCTGTGGGTGGCGCTGCGGGCCTACAACGGCGGCCTGGGCCACTGGCTTGCGGAAAGCCGTGTGGCACAAGTTGCTACAGGCTTTGCACAGCCCAGCCGCCAACAGGTGGACGCAGCCTGCGGCAAGGCCAAGCGCCACCCCACTCATTGCCCCGAAAACCTCCACTACCCGGCGCGCATTTTGGGTGTGCTGCAGCCGCTGTATGCGGGTTGGGGCCGGGTCTTCACACAACAGGGGCGTGTGTGATGTGGGCTCCTGCATTCAATTTCGGTTTGGGCGCACGCTTTGGTCTCCTACAGGTTGCGTTGCTTGCCCTTTTTTCTGCGGCGCTGGTGGCGCTGGGCGCATGGGCTGGTCACAGCCTGGGCCGTGCGCCCTTGCTGGTGGAGCTGGCACAAGTGCGCCAGGCACAGGCCGAGACGGCCCATCTGCAGGCCATGGCCGCTGCGCGCACCTTGAGCCAGGCACAGGCCCGCAGCGACGAGCTGACCGTGCGGCTGGCACGCCAACAGCAACAGGTTTTCAACTTGCAGCGAGCTGCTCATGCCTCCCTCAACCAGACCACTTTTGACCGCCCTTGCCTCAGCGCTGACGCTGTGCGCGTGCTCAACGGCACCGACAGCGCAACAGACGCTGACCTGCCCCCAACCGGCGGCAGCCCTGCTGCAACGGGTGGAGCCTTTGCCACCGATGCCGATGTCGGGCACTGGGCCATTGACGCCCGCGCCCAGCACGAGCAATGCCGCCAACGGCTGGACGCACTGATTGACTGGCACACCAAAAATGAAAATTGAATTTGAACTGTGGCACCTGGTCACGCTACTGGTGATGTTCCTGGGAGCCACCGCCGCAGCGGGCAAGCTGTTTTTGGGGCAGCTGCAACGCCACCTGGATGACCGGTTTCAGGCCCAGGACGAAGCCCGCAAGGCCAATCACACCGCCGTGTCCGCCAGGCTGGATGCCATTGAAAGCACCAGCCGTGAAGAGGCCAACCAATGGCAACGCGTGGAGCGCGAGCTGATGAGCATGAAGGCCGAAATGCCCCTGAACTATGTGCGCAGGGAAGACTACATCCGGGGTCAAAGCGTCATCGAAGCCAAGCTGGACGGCCTGGCCACCAAGTTGGAAAACGCCGTGCTGCGCATGGCTGTGACAGTGACTTCAAAACGGAGCGAGCATGACCCTGCAAATTGACATGGCGCGGGTACGCCGCGAGAGCCTGCGCTGGCTGATTCTGCTCACGCTGAACAACGCCCGGCCCATTGGTGCCTTTGAGGCCATGGTGCTGACAGTGGCCCAGGCTCAATACCCCGACGCCACGCCACTGGAGCTGCGCCGCGAGCTGGACTACCTGGCTGACCGCCAGCTGGTGAAAGTGGCCAAAAACCCCGATGGCCGCTGGCATGTGGACCTGACCCGCTACGGTGTGGACGTGGCGGAATACACGGTGGACTGCGAACCCGGCATTGCCCGCCCCGCCAAGTACTGGGCGGGCTGAAGAGGACCATGCACATGGGCCGTAAACCCACCATCAGCCGCTTGCCGCTGGAAGTCAAAAGCTACATCGAAGCCATGCTGGCCACCGGTGGCCAGACGCTGAACGAGCTGATCGCCGACCTGCAAGAGCGCTACCCCGCCGAGGCCGACGCGGGCAAGCTGCCCAGCCGCAGCGCCCTGCAGCGCTACGGCAGCAAGTTGGACCGCCGCCTGTCGGCCATCAAAGCCAGCACCGAGGCCGCCAAGCTCATCCAGGCCCAGGCGGGCGATGACCAGGACGCCCGCAGCGAGGCCCTCACGGCGCTGGTACAGAGCGAACTGTTTGATGCCATTCTGGCCCTGCAGGAAGCCGACGAAGTGGATGCCGACGGCAACCCCCAGTTGGATGCGGGCGACCGGCTGGCCATGCTCAGCGCCGCCGCCAAAAACATCGCCACGCTGACCCGCAGCAGCGTGGCCCTCAAAACCTTCCAGTCCCAGGCCCGCCAGCGCGCCAAGGAAGCCGCTGCCACCGTGGACAAGCTGGCCAAAACGGGCGGCCTGTCTGCCGATGCCGCCACCGATCTGCGCCGGCAGATTCTGGGCATTGCCGCCTGACGCAAACCATTTTCAAAGGAGCAAGCATGAGCAACATCATCAAACCCACCGTGGGCCGCAAGGTCTGGTATCGCCCATCTGCACACGACAAAACAGGCCCAATTCCTATGGTCGCAGGCGCAGATCAGCCACTGGATGCCACTGTCATTGCAGTGTGGTCCGACCGCCTGGTCAACGTACTGGTGACCGATGTGTATGGCAAACAGTTTCCTGTTCTGTCGGTGGATTTGCTGCAGCCAGGGGATGAACCTCGCAAAGACGCAGAAGGCAATGTCGCCGGGCGCTACGTGGAATGGATGCCGTATCAGGCGTCCAAGTCCCCAGCCACGATCTGAAACATTTTGGGCGAAAACGTGCGCATGACTGAATGCCGGAAGGTCACGAACCTGTCCGCGAAGCTTGGCTCTATGACTCCTGCCCCAGGCGGACGAGACACCCAACGGTCGAAAAATGCTGAAGGTAGCCCGCACGCAAGTAGCCCAACCATAAAGAAGCACTGCATGTCTCTCACCGATCAAACCATCGAAGCAGAAATCCAGGCCAAAGGCCTGACTGCACCCCGCATCACACCGGCTGACATTGAAGCGAACATCACCAGCGAGCACTACTTCACGGCTGGTGACGGCTATGCGGGCGCTCTGAGCGTTGACCCGAAATTCGACACTCTCCCAGTTGATGAGCGTGTCATCAGCCCGCCTGAGCAGCTGGACCTGTTGACCTTCTGTGTGCTGGTGCTGCGCAACGGATTCACCGTCACGGGCGAGTCGGCTTGTGCCAGCCCAGAGAACTTCGACGCTGTCGTTGGCCGAAAGATCGCCCGCCAGAACGCCATCAACAAGGTTTGGCCGCTGATGGGCTATTCCCTGCGCGAGCGCCTGTCTGAAGTCCGAACCTGACCATTTGGTTGACGTCAACAACATGGTCACCACCACCGTTCCAGCCGTGATCCCAGCCGTACTGCCCAACACCGCGCAGGCTGACGTGCCTGCGGCGCTGATGGCGTACCAGCAGCGGTGGGTGGCCGATCAGTCTCCACTCAAGGTCATCGAAAAGTCCCGCCGCACCGGCCTGACCTGGGGCGAGGCTGCCGACAACGTGTTGACAGCCGCCAGCGACCGCAGCGCCGGTGGGCAGAACGTCTATTACATCGCCTACAACCAGGACATGACCATCGAGTACATCCAGGCCTGCGGCATGTGGGCTCGGATGTTCAACCACGCAGCGGGCCAGATTGAAGAAGGCTTTTGGGACGGCGAGAGCGAGGAAGACAAGAACATCAAGACGTACACCATCCGCTTTCCCAACAGCGGGTTTCGGATCGTGGCGTTGTCCAGCAGGCCCAGCAACCTGCGCGGTCGGCAAGGGGTCATCGTCATTGACGAAGCCGCCTTCCACGAGAAGCTGAAAGAGCTGCTGAAAGCGGCCCTGGCCATGTTGATCTGGGGCGGCAAGGTGCGGGTGATCAGCACCCACAACGGCACCGACAACCCGTTCAACGAACTGGTGACCGACATTCGCGCCGGGCGGCGCAAGGGCACGGTGCACCGCGTCACTTTCCAGGAAGCGGTGGCCGATGGCCTGTACAAGCGGGTGTGCCTGCGGCTGGGCAAACCCTGGTTGGCGGAGGAACAAGCCGCCTGGATGGCCGACGTGTACGCCTTCTATGGCGATGGTGCCGCCGAAGAGCTGGACTGCACCCCGGCCAACAGCACCGGGGCCTGGCTCAGCCGTGCCCTGATTGAAAGCCGCATGTCGGTGGACACACCAGTGCTGCGCTGGGCCTGCAAACAAGGCTTTGAGGTGCTGCCCGACCACATTCGCACGGCGGAATGCCGTGACTGGCTGGAAGGCCAAATGCTGCCCCTGCTGGAGCGCCTGCCCACCGATGTGCAGAGTTTTGACGGAGAAGACTTTGGCCGCACCGGCGACTTGAGCGTGCACGTGCCCCTGCTGCAGCACCAGAACCTGGTGCGCCGCTGCCCCTTCCTGGTGGAGCTGCGCAATGTGCCGTTTCAGCAGCAGGAGCAGGTGGCGTATTTCCTGCTGGACCGCTTGCCTCGCTTCATGGGCGGCGCGTTCGATGCCCGTGGCAACGGCCAGTACCTGGCAGAGCGGGCCATGCAGAAATACGGGGCCAGCCGCATTCAGCAGGTGATGCTCTCCGAAAGCTGGTACCGCGAGCACATGCCCCCGGTGAAGGCTGCGCTGGAAGACGGCACGCTGGACGATTTGCCCAAAGACGCCGATGTGCTGGCCGACCTGCGGGCGGTACAGGTCATCAAGGGCGTGCCCCGAATTCCCGACACCCGCTCCATCGGCGAAGACCAGGGCAAGCGCCACGGCGATGCCGCTGTGGCGGTGGCCTTGGCGTATTACGCCAGCCGCGAACTGAATCATGGGCCTGTGAAGGCCTCCACCCGCAAGCGCAAGCCAATGCAAGACATTGGCGGCCTGTCACTGAGGGGCTACTGAGCCCAAACACCATGGCCAACCAGAACACCGCATCGTTGACCGATCAGATCGCCACCCGTGAGCGAAGCATCAACTTCTACGCACTGGGCATGCTGCTGCCCAACCCTGACCCGGTACTCAAGGCGCAGGGGCGGGACATTCAGGTGTACCGCAATTTGCGATCGGACGCACTGGTGGGTGGGTGCATCCGCCGTCGCAAGAGTGCCGTGAAGGCGCTGGACTGGGGGCTGGACCGTGAGCAGGCCGCCAGCCGGGTGGCCAAGTCCATCAAAGGCATCCTGGATGACCTGGACATGGAGCGGATCATTGGGCAGATGCTGGACGCCACGCTGTATGGCTACCAGCCCATGGAAGTCATGTGGGAACGGGCGGGCAACTTGCTGGTGCCGGTGAATGTGGAGGCCAAGCCGCCCGAGTGGTTTCACTTCGACCCGGAAAACCGCCTGCGCTTCAAGTCCAAAGAGCAGCCGCTGTATGGCGAATTGCTGCCGGAACGCAAGTTTCTGCTGCCACGGCAAGACCCCACGTACCAGAACCCCTATGGCTTTGCCGACCTGAGCATGTGCTTTTGGCCACTGACGTTCAAAAAGGGTGGGCTGAAGTTCTGGCTGTCGTTCACCGAAAAGTTCGGCAGCGCCTGGCCCGTTGGCAAACTGCCGCGCAGCGCATCCGCCACCGAACGCACCGAGTTGCTGGACAGCCTGGAGGAGTTGATTCAAGACGGCGTGGCCGTCATCCCCGACGATGGCAGCGTGGACATCAAGGAAGTGGCGGGCAAGGCGGCCAGTGCCGACCTGTACGAAAAACTGGTCATGCACTGCCGGGGCGAAATCGCCATCGCGTTGCTGGGGCAGAACCAGACGACCGAGGCCACGGCCAACAAGGCCAGCGCCGCCAGCGGCCTGGAAGTGACGCAGGATTTGCGTGATGGCGACGCCACCCTGGTGTCGGCAGCGGTCAACCAGCTGGTGCGCTGGATTTGCGATGCCAATTGGGGTGCGGTGGACGCCCCCATCTTCAGCATGTGGGACCAGGAAGCCCAGGACAAGCTGCAGGCCGAACGGGACAAAAGCAACTACGCAGCCGGGGCACGGTTCACCAATGCCTATTGGATGCGGGGCTATGGCTACCAGGAAACGGACCTGCAACCCGAGATGCAGGCTGCTGTGGCCCCTGTTGCGCCCATGGCGCGGTCGGCCCCGTCAACCCTGTCCGCCTCGTTTGCCGAAAGTGCACCATCGGCAGCAGATGCCATCACCGATCAACTGATGGCTGCTTCGCAAAGCACCTGGCAATCGATGCTGGACCGTGTGCAAACCGTGGTGGAGCGCTCACGCTCCATGGCCGATGTGCAAAAAACCTTGGCCGAGGCCTATGGCGGGCTGGACCCTGATGCGTTGCGCCGGTTGATGGCGGCGGCCTTTGCATTGGCTGAACTCAAGGGCATGGCGGATGCCATGGACGATGCCGCATGAACACCATCGGTGTGCAACCAACGGGTGGTGCCGGGTTGGCGGTGGGCTTTGGCACACCGTTCGAAGCGCAAATTGACTTTCTGAAGAACAAGCTGCGTTTGCCCACCGAGCGGTGGGATGACATTCAACGATCTGCCCACGACCGTGCCTTCATGGTGGCCGGTGCAGCCCAGGCCGATTTGCTGCACGACTTGCACCAGGAGGTGGTCACCGCCGCACAGCAGGGTGAAGGGGTGCAAGCATTCACCAAGCGGTTTCGCACCGTGGTGGCTCAGCATGGTTGGACGGGGTGGACCGGCGAAGGCACGCCTGAAGGCGAGGCCTGGCGGGCACGTGTCATCTATCAAACGAACATGGCCACGAGTTATGCAGCAGGCCGGTACCGGCAAATGACCGACCCCGCATATGTGCGCCTGCGCCCGTTCTGGCGTTACCTGCACAGCGACACGGTGATGCACCCACGGCCACTTCACCAGTCGTGGCACGGGTTGACATTGCGGCATGACCATCCCTTCTGGCAAAGCCATTTCCCGCCCAATGGCTGGGGCTGCCAATGCCGTGTGGCATCGGTCAGCCAGGCAGAAGGCGAGGCCAGCGCTCAGGCCGGACTGGGCACTCCACCCGCCAATTGGCGCACGACCGACGCCCGCTCAGGCGCGCCGCTGGGCATCGACAAGGGGTTCGATTACGCCCCAGGTGCCGGTGTGGATGTGCCTTTGCGCACCATGGTTCAAAACAAGCTCATCACCTATCCGCCCGCCATTGGAAAGGCGCTGGCGGCAGACGTGAACCGGTACATCAACAGCACGCAGTCTGCCGCTGACTTTGTGGCGCAGGTGCTGGAGAACGGACTGCGCAGGGATCAGCTGTGGGTGGGGTTTGTGGAGACCCCCCAGGCGCTCAGCCGCGCCACGCAGGTGGATACCACCGGATACTTTGTGGTGATTCCGGCAGATGCACCTCGCCATGTGCAGGCCAGCCATGGCACGGACGGGAAAGGCCAGAGGCCAGCCATGCCCGCTGACTTTGAGCACATTGGATCGGTTCTGAACGAGGCGGACCAATTGAAGGCCGGGTCACCCAGTCGCCATGGTCATGAAACCGTTGTGGCATCGAAACGGATCGGTGACGAGGTGTACCGGGCCGTGTTTGAGGTGTTGCCAGGCAAAAAAAACAGGGCCTTGGCCCTGCTGTCTTTGGTCATCAAGACCGGAAAATGAAACCGCACGCCCCCGACCAAAACGTCCGAAACGAACCGGTTATCCAACCGGGAGCCGATACAGCGTGCAGTGCTGCCAATTTTATGGGCGTCGCCACCACATGACAACTTTCACCATTGACATCCAGGACACCGGTCTGCGCGAAGCACTGAGTGCGGTGGCCGCCAAGGGCGAAGACATGCAGCCCTTTCTGCAAACCCTGGGCGATGACCTGGTGGAGCGTGTCAAACGCCGGTTCGAAACCAGCACCGGTCCTGACGGCGTGGCCTGGAAGCCCAATGCCCCCGCCACCCTGGATGCCTTGAGCGAACGGCTGGGCAAGTCCTACCGGAAAAAGTCGGGCGCGCTGAATGCGAAGGGGCAGCAAAAGATCGCGGGGAAACGGCCACTCATCGACACCGGGCTGCTGCGCCAACAAATCGTGGCCCAAGCCAATCGGCAAAGCGTCACGGTTTCGGCCACCAGCCTGTATGCGGCGATCCATCAATTCGGCGGTCAGGCTGGGCGCGGGAAAAAGATCACCATTCCAGCTCGCCCTTTCATGCCCGTACAGGCAGACGGTGACCTCTATCCGCAAGAGCGTGCGTTTGTCCTGAACGCGATCAACAGCTACCTGTCGGGCCGTTGA